TGCTTGCTGGTAAGGTATACGAACCTCAAAATTTGTATTATTTGAAATATCAATAATTTCTGTAAAACAAACAGTTGATGTTACAGGATCAGCATCAATATTAGCATAAGGATCATATGTAAACCTCAATCTACCCTTATGATATTTGGAACATATAACTTTAAATCTAAAAATTATATCACCTCGCCAATTTCCAAAGCATTTAGAAATCCATGAACTTGGAGTCATATTAACTACAGGATAGGTATCAGTAGATGTGTGATAATAATTGGGATTAACATAACCACTAATCAAAATATCATCAATTGCACCTGCAGTACTCCAAGTACACGATCCAATTAAGGATTCTTTTTGCACCAAATATGATATTAGCATCTCATCCTTCGTTGGAATTCCAACTAAAGAAGAGTCAATAGATAATTCATTCTTAGGATCCAAAGTCAATTTCTCAACAGGATGTGATATCGAAGCCGAAGCAATTTTAGGTACATTACTAATAGTAACGGGTTTATGGTCTTCAATAACTGGAACATTGGTAAAACCAAATAAAGCAGCTATATTTGCTATAGCTCGAGCTCCAATTGATGTAGCTGTCATATATTTACCAATAATAGGTGCTTTACTTATAGCATTAGTAGCCATCGCAATTGCTGAAGCTATACCTGAAATAGGACCACGACCATATTCATCATCCCGAGTTTGAAGGGACAATCCAACACTTGGTCCAGACAAAACCACATCTTCTGCCCATGCATATATCACCACAGACACTCCCGCATTTGTAGCTCCATTAGCACTATCTAAAGTTGTATAGTTATTTACAGTCATAAGTCCCATATCTGTAAAATGTGCTGCAGTCTGTATTGGAATCCAATTTTTATGATACACAAAAGGTAAAACCATTTCACCACCTTCATTATTTTGAGGATAAATCCAAAAATGAGGTCTTTGTGTTCTTAACAAATCAAGATTTGCTCCAGTTGTGCCTTTAATAGTCGTTGGAGTAAAATTTGGTAAAGGTTGATAAGAAACTAACATAGCTCCATAATAAAACGGAGATGCGTTAATAACAACTTTAATATGCAAATTACATCGAATAAAAGTATAATTATTTAATTTATACTTAATACGAGCATCATTAAAGAACAAATGCCAAGGACTATACGTATTTGTTGTCCCTGCAGCATCCGTCTCTGCCCATGTTAAAGTTGCAATTCTAACTGGCCGTTTAAGAAATTCATTTAATTCAACATTTGGTGTTAAATCATGAATATCATCAATCTGAGGTATATCATGAATAACAGACTGTTGTGGTTGATCATCTAAAAAAGTAACAATTTTAGAACCTGTTGCAACTTCTTCTTCACTAGTTACAACTTCTTCCACTCCAGATTGTAATTGCCAGGAATCCACCTGGCTCTTGTTGTCAGATACTGCTGACAATCCAGCTGCTGTTTTTAATCCACAACTACAGCTCGTCTCATTTAAAAGTTTGTCAATCAATTTTAATTTTTGAGTGGAGATTACCCAACACGAAAATAGTGATATAGCTCACCAAACTAGTGGTCAAAAATAACCCATAATTACCACCAAAATTATGAGTTAAGCTTGATTTTTTATGTATTTATCATAAAGATCTGTGTAAGAATCTAATTTATCATCAACCAAATAATGTATTAAGTTAAATTCTCTCACAACAGTTTGCAAAAAATTATGATGATTCTCAAAAACATCTCTTCCATAAAAGAAATACTCTTGATTAGCAATCATAATAACTTGTGCAGCTTGTGCTTTCTCTGATATAGCATCAGACTTCACACAAATTGTGAGCATTTTTTCTATTGAGTCCTCAGCCAAAGGACATAACACAAATTCACCAACTTCAACAAAACTTCTTTTTAAAAAAGAAGCATCTTGAATGGTAACAAAAGGCTCAACAATTTGCGACTTATCAGCATTTGTATATTCCACACCTACATCTTCAAGGTGTTTTTGAATAACACACATGTTAAAAAAGTCACAATCCTCACTAACAGATCCTATATTATCGTCACCATATGTCATTAAATGTATATGCTCAAAAAATTTTTCCATAGGAACAGAACCACGTGAAAGATTATAAACATGCATCATATAAATAACATTTGTTAAACAATTTATAATCACTGTTAATGGTTGACCAGATGGATTAGTTCCAACTAATTGAATCAAATCTCCATTCAAATCAACTATAGGAAAAGCTGTATCATGTGCTATCAAACGCATGATATCAATATTTTCCTGAGAATAACCCATCTTTTCAGCAATTTGTATCAGAATTTCAAATGAAGCAAGAATAACTTTCGCAGACATAGATTTATCGAATGCACGATAATCTCCAGCAAATACTCTATTATCACCAAACTCTGTCAAATACTGAAACATGTCCTTCCAGTCTCGTCCGTACACATTAGTTCCAGGAGCACTCATAAAAAGAATTCTATTATTCTCCATGAGTCGAACCAAAGGAAGATAAAACATACGAACAACTAATCCCCAATCCATAGGGGAACCAGTAAAGACACGACACTTCCCAATTTCAGCTTTTTTAAAAGTAATCGGTTCATCTTTTAAATGAGCTGTAAACACAGGATGTGCTAATTTACCTTCATGATAAACTGATAAAATGTTTTCAACACACTGCTCCATATCCTCACATAAGGAAATAGGATGTTGATAAATTTCATCAGATTCATCATAAATAATAAATTTTTGTTTTGATGTTGCCCATGGAAATCCAGCACTCGTCTTTCGATTTATACTATCTACATAAGCAACACCCGGGAAACCATTCAAAGCTACACGCAAAGAATATGGCTCTAATTTTTCCATTTCCAAAGACTTCATTATATGAGATACAAAAGTATCAACATATAAACTAAGATCTGATTGGTAAAAGAAATCCTTAGCTGTAACCATATCTTCAACAGCTCTAGCCCATGGTTTCCAACTAGTTAATGGTGGTGGACAATATTTAATTTGTATTCCTGATTTTTCAACAAAATCACAAATTAAGGTTGGTTTAACTTTAGATCGTTTTTTTGGCCTAAAACCATCAAATGATCCTAAAATTGAACCAACACCATCATTAACCCATCTCAAAGGAGACTTTGGGTGTAAGGTAACTAATTTTCTTCCACACTGCATTTTAGACAATATCAAATTAGAAGTGTCAAAAATCGTATGGAATTGTTCAAAAGCATCAAACAAATCTTGTTGCTCAACACACAAAGCACCACACTGAGATGTAACACCTAACATATGTATCCCCAGACAAATCACTCCTTTAACTCCTTTAGAAACTAATAATGCTCCACAAAATCCAAACTCCGTGTCTACTTCAGGTACTCCCATCCATAAATCCATTGATTTATTAAGTTGTGGTACAAAATTAGCATCTGCTCTTTCGACTCGATCAACAACCAATTTCTCAAAAACACCTTCACGATTACGCGACACATAGAAAGCACTATGTGTTCCGTAAATTTTTGTTTTTGAAAACAAGTTCACAATATTTTTCTTAGGTACCATACCCTTGAGTTGTATCACACACAAATCAGAAGTAGAACTTCGATAAATATCCTCTTTGTTTATCTTAAAAGTTTGATTTAAAGAGATTGGCGATGATGAATTTGCAATCACATCAATCTCATCCACACCTTCAGGTATACCATGGCTGTTACACAGGTACAAATCTCCACACACACAAATAGCGCGTGTAGGTCTTGTTGTAATAACATTACCATTGGTATATCTAGAAACCAAACAAACACAATTACGTGCTAAAATATCACAAACTTGATCTTCAGTCAGAGCATCCCACGAAAGAGAGACTCTAGAAACATCATATGATGTTATTTTATAATCATCATGTGTCCAGATAGTCTCTCGTTCTTTTGAATTTGCATTAGGAACGCCAGTATACTTAGATATACTCTCCCCTTGTAATGATTTACTATCCTGTTTATCTGATCGGAAAATCTTTGACAAACAGTAAACCATTCCTAATGCTAATGTTAAAACAATAATATTGGAATAATAATCATTATTAAAATATTTTTGTTGAACACTTCGACCAAAGGAATTTAAAATTCGCATGCCTAAATTTGGGGTCAAATATCTCGCTCTCAATTTTCCCAAAACTTTTGGTGCAGCAAACAAATAACCCAAGAGAAAACCTATATATGCAAATGAATATATATGTAAATTCAAGAAAGAGAAAATACAATGTAAAAATAAAGTACGGAAAAATACAAAACTTAACAATGATTTTGATGGAATAAAAAACATAGACATTTCAGGGAAAATTCTACCTAAGAATATAAAACACAAATTATGCGCGATATATCTAAAGTAAAAATCTAACAAATTCATAGTAAAATTAAATTGAACTTGTTCATAATCCCATCCACTAGCTTGAACATCACATCTACAATGATTAATTGGCATTTTACAAAGATTGCATAATTCAATTGTCCTCATAGTGGATGTAGTTCTCACAGCTTGAGATTGATAAAATTTATGGTTATCAGCTTGATTATTAAAATAATTCAAAAAATCATAGATATTATCAAATTGTAGGCATTCATTCTCAAACTTTGCTCTTTCATCAGACATGGTCCCTGATCTTTTAAAAAATCGCACTTTAATTATCCAAAAATCTGGATAATCTCCATCCAAAATTTTAAGATTTTCATCTATCTTCAACGATCCATTTTGACAAAATTCAGGTTTCGGTTCCAATTCTATATGCATTTGAAAACGCCTTAAAACAGCAAATTCATTGTTAAAATACAAACATGCATTTAACTTTGGAACATTTGTTGTAGCTAAAACTAATTCAGTTTTAACACAAGCTTTCCCTTTTTTAGCCAATTCAGCCATGGGAGGTGTAAATGGCGCATTTCCCATAACCTGCAGATTTTCTTCCAAAGATGAATCCCCATTTGGAGCTTTATCAACACGTCGACAAGCAACATCATCCATTAACAAACACCACATCCAGGATTCAAAACCATCCCAATGTTTGCTAAATGCATTTTTTGCATACTTATATTTATCTTCAATGGGCAAACCATATTTAAGACCATATTGAGTAAACAAAATCTCTGAAAACAAAGTTTTACCAATGCTTGACCGACCAGATATCAAAATTCCAAATGGTGCAGGTCTATTTTCAAGAATAAAATTCTTATTCATTTGATCAGCTCTAATCAATTCTAATGTGGTTATCAATTTTTGCACTGCTATTAAAGCAAATTTATCATTTTTTTGGAAAAACATTCTTAATTCATAACCTTTCTCAATTGTAATATCCAAATCACTCAAAAATTTGGGTAATATGATATTATGTGGTTGTGGAGTAACCAACAATTGGGCTTCAACTTGTAAACGCGAAACTTCACCCATCCATTTAGTATAATCGTCATTATGATGAAAAATACTCATTGGACAACCAGTTTGAAGAACTTGGTATCCTCTTTCGCAAAAGAAAATGACAAAATCAAGTAATGAATGAACAAAACTAATTTTCCCATTAAATTTCTTCTTACATCGCACAGCATCTAAACTCGCTAAAATTTCTAAAGAAGGTTCTAAACCCATTTTTTCTGCTAAAGAGACACCAATAATAAGCTTACACAATCTTCTAAACTTGCTAACCAATTCACTCTTTCCTGCAGTTTCATACATATCAAGAGCTTCTCTTAAACTTTTAACTGAATCAACAAAACCTTGTAAATGAAAATCGTCATCATTTTGGAAAAGATTTTGAATCATATTCATCAGATCTGTTTTAACCAAAATACTTCCCGGTACCATGGTTTTGTAAAATGCCAACAATGCTGACATAATACCAACTTTTGTAGAAGTATTATAAATCGATGTAATCAAAATTGCTATATTCTCCAACATATCAGCAACATATTCAAAATGCATACCATTTCTACACACCATTTCCTGCACACAATCAGAAACTGATTGTAATTGCATTGTCGATGCAATGTGTTGCAAATAACATGTTTCACATACATATAAAAATGTATTTGGTACTGGCAACACACATCGAGAAACACATTGACAATCAGCACACCAAACAAATTCATCGCAATTAGAGCACATGATTTCATCACAAAACAAAATTTCCTGACAATGTGGACATTGAAAATCACTAACAAAAATTTTATCCTGTTCTCGAAATTTAACTCTACATTTATCCCCTCCTCGGGTAAAACAACAAGTTTCTGAACAATCATCATTCGACTTCTCTTTCATCGCTGCAACTATTTTTTTTTTTATAAATTTTTTAGACTTAAAAAAGTCTTCTTTTTTAATTTTTATTTTATTTTCTTTTTT